ACCCCGATCGGCTGGTCATCGGCGGGGCCGCGCTTGCGGGCATAGCCGGCGTTGCCGCCAAAGTCCTCGCGGCTGTCCGAAGTTGCTGCTTCGGGCAGCGGGATCGCCGCAGGCTGGACCCGGTCGGGACGGATCACGAGCTGTGCATCGCAGGCATCGCAATCGGCCGGGAACAGTGGGTCGAGCGCGGCCAGCAGTTCGCCCACCGGACCTTCGCAGGACAAGCCGGCAAGCCCGCCCAGCGGCACGTCGGCATCGCAGTCACTGACCACCCCGTCCAGCAGGTCGCTGATGTTGAGCGGGGCTTCGCCCGCGAATATCTCGAAGCTGAGGGCCGGAATCCGGTTGCCGAAGTCGCCGAGCTGCAGGTCCTCGAACACGACGTAGGCGAGGCCCCGATAGGCCGGACACAGCGCAGTGCCCTCGGCGGCGGCGATCAGGGGATCGGGCGCCTGGTCTCCCTCGCCCGTATGGATCCGCAAGCTGCCACCGGTCTTGAGATCACCCGCCGCGCCGCGCAGCAGCTTGCCATCGGCCCAGATGCGTCCCACGCCCGTGATCGGCCGGCTGGACAGGGCGACCGCGAACGAGGCCGAATAGCTGTAGGTCACGATCGAGGGCTTGCCCTTGCCGTTGCCCTGCTTGTCGCGGTGCTCGACCAGGTCGGTGGCCCAGATGATCTGGCCCGCCGCGCGCATCGCGCCGAAATGGCGCGGCACGGCCAGGCCATAGCTCGACGTGCTGACCGACAGTTCATTGAGGCGCGGGCCTTCGCGGGTCTTGCCGCCGCCAAAGATCGCGCTGTCGATCTGGCGGCCCGCGAAGGCGCCGATGCTGCCGCCAATGGGACCGCCGATGGCGAAGCCGATGGCGGAAAGGATGAGGGTTGCCATGATCGTTCCTTCAGGATGAGCAGGCCAGGCGCCAGTGGCCCAGCAGTTCGCCGGGCGGCAGGCACGGCTGGAGCACCACCCTGCGCAGGCCCGCGTGGGCGTGGACCCAGCACTTGTCCGGCCCCCGGATCGCGAGGTGGAGCTGGGCCGGGCCGGGCGACAGCATCACGACGTCTCCGGGCAGATAGGGGGCGGGCAGGCAGGGTTCGTCGGCAGGCTGAAAGCCGTAGCTGCGGGGATCGGGCAGCCAGTCTGCCGGGTTGCTGAGGCGCAGGGCATAACCGCCAGGGACTTGCACCGGCCTGCCGCAGCTGGCCATCGCGGCCGCGAACAGGCCGATGCAGTCAAGTCCGTGCCGGGGATCGCGCCCGTGCAGCCGGAACGGAACGCCCGCCAGCGCGGCAGCGGCCCGGGCCAGAGCGGGGCCGCTCATCCCGCAGGCGAAGGGTAGCGGGTGACCAGATCGTTGCCAGGCAGGTGCGGTTCGCCCTGAAAATTAACCGTGTTGGCAAAGCGGCTGGCGCAAGTCTCCAGGGTCCGGTCGCACCCCTCGCGCGCGATCACCCGGCTGCCGGGGGCTGGTGGCTCGTCGAGCGGCAGATCGAGCACGATCCCGCCGCCGCTGGTGGTCCCGGCAATGCCGAGCACGAAACCGGCGAGCGGCCCGTCAAGCCAGCGCAGCGTGCCCCCGGCCAGCTGCGCGGGGCTGGCCGGGCAGTCCAGCACGGCGGCGTTGGCCGCGCTGTCCCAGGCGGTCAGCCGTGCCTCGTGGGTGAAGCGCGCGGCGGACAGGGTGCAGCCGGGGCCGCAGAAGGCGGCGCGGCAGCTGGGGCTGGTGCGCGGCACGGGGTCGCGGGCCAGCTCTGCCTTGCGGGAGACCAGCGCGGCGGTGAATCCGCCCGCTTCCTCGGCGACGGTGCCGATCGTGCCGCGATAGATCGCGTGCCGCTCAAGGCTCTCCCAGTCGACCACGCCGATCATCACCGCCGCTCCGTCATAGCGGCCATTGGCCAGATCGTCGGCAGAGATTGCCGCATGGCTGAGCGCGCCTTCGACTTCTGCGCTGTCCGGTTCGAAATCGGCCGAGCGGCGGATCGCGGAGGGGACCATGCCCGGGGCCGCGCGGTGCAAAACGCCTTCGAACCACAGGTCGCGGTCGTGGCTGGTAAAGCCCAGCGTCACCCCGTCGCGGCGCATGACGCGCCAGAAGGTGGCGACGGTTTCCAGCGGCTGGCTGAACCAGACCCGGCTCACTGCCAGTCCTCGCGCAGTTCGATCACCGGAACGCTGGGGGCCTCGCCCGCCGCGAAGGATGCGCCGGAAACTTCCAGCCGGTCCTCGGCGAAGCGCACCGGCACGTCGAACAGGAAGCCGGCCCGGACCTGCGCGCCGCTGGCCGGGGGCAGGGCAAAGCTGACCGTGCCGCCGGGATCGAGGGTCCAGCCGCTGGCGGGCGCGCCGTTCACGCTGACCAGCAGGCTGGCGGCGAGCGGGCGGGTGATGCGCCGCAGCTGCGCGGCATCGCCCGCGCCGTAGCGTTTCACCAGCGGGAAGGCAGAGCGCGTGCCGTCGCCCTCGCCCAGCAGCTGGTCGGTGGCGGTGGGCGTGCCGGTCATGCCGTTCGAGCTGAAGTCGGACAGATCGCGCAGGCGAAATCCGCGCGCCGCGCCGCGCCGGGCGCGGAAGAAGGCGATCAGCTCGCCCAGTTCCGCCTCGGAGCGGATGCCCGGTCCGATGTCGAAGCGCAGCCGCGCGTCGGACCACAGGCTGTTGCGCCGCTCGAACCCCGATGCGGTGACCGAGACGCTGGTGGAGAATTCGGGCGTGACCATCGCGTCGCGGCCCAGCGCGAGGGGATAGGCAATATCGTCGAAGGGCTGCATCGTGTCCTCCTGGTGGGCTTGTGCAAGCCGGACGAAGCCGTCGCGGCAGACCTGGGGCAGGGCCCAGACGAAGCATTCATGGGGCTGGCGGGTAAGGGCCTCGTCGATCCCGGCATCGATCCGCCGCCACAGGTCGGGATCGGCTCCGGCGGGAACGAAGCCGGCGAGATAGTCCTGGTCCTGCGGCGGATAGCCCAGCCGCGCATTGGCGGCGGCATAGGCCGCGCGGCGGCGGGCATCGCTGCCTGCGGTCAGCCAGTCGTAATCCTCCAGCTGCAACCGGTCATAGGCCGGGCTGGCCCAGCCGGTCGGCACGTTGGCGCGCCGAACCTCCGGCATGGCCGGGTCGACCACCGACGGGAGGAACACCAGCAACAGCACCTCCGCAGGCTCCGGCGCGGCGGCGGCGCGCACGGCATCGCGCAATGCGGCGGTGGAGCTGGCGAGCAGCGCTCCGGCTGCGTCGAGCAGCGCCTTCTGCGCGGTCGACAGCGGTGCGCGCAGGTCCGCGATCTCGACCGGCGTGCCGCCCAGCGCAGCCCGCGCGGCGGCGTCGTAGATGCAGGGCCGGCCATCGCCGGTGACCCACCACCAGGGCTCGCCGATCTGGAAGCGCACCGGCGCCCCCGCCTCGCGCAGCAGGGCCACGAATTCGCCCGCCACGCCCTGCAGCCAGGCCATCGCCGCACCGCTGGCGGGGGAGAGCAGGGCCGATGGAGGTTCCCAGCCGGTGCGGGCCGGGCTGCCGTCGAAGGCGCGCTGCTGCCAGTCGGAGGGGCAGTATTGTGCCAGCAATTCGTAGGAGAGCGAGGCGATCGGTTCGAAGTCAGTATCCAGCGCCGCAGCGAAGAAGGCGCGGTGCCAGGCCCGCGCAGGGGGGCTGAGCAAGCTGCCGGTGGAGACCACCGCAAAACCGCCACCCGCCGGGGCCAGCCGCATGAAGTGGCTCATCCCGACATAATGGAGCAGGCTGCCGCGATAGCCGAGTTGGCGGGCGTTCCTGATAAGGCGCGCAGGCGCCTGATTGCAGCAGTCGTCATAGGCGGTGGCCATGGCAAGACCGTGCGGCGGCACCACGACATCGCCGATTTCCAGCACGGCGCGGTGGCCGCTGCAGCGGATCTCGCTGATTTTGGCCCAGCCTTCGACCGGCGCGGGGAACGCTAGTTCGCTGCCGCCAACATAGCCCGGTGCGACCAGCGAGATAAACATCCGGTCGATTGCCGCCGGATAGACCGGGTCGGCCTCGTCCGGCAGCAGGAAGCCGCCATCGAGCGCCGAGAAAGGCAGGACGATCTGCGCGTCCTCCGGCGTGCCGGTCGCATAGTTCCACAGCCGCACGTACCAGGCCCGCGCCGCGCCGCTGGCGTCGCGGCCCTCGATGGTCAGGGTCGGGCCGTTGACCGCGTCCAGCGGAACGATTCCGCCCGAGCGCCAGCGAAAGCTCAGCATGGTGCGCGAATAGTCGCGGTCCGTCGCATAGGCGAGCAGCGGATGGTCGTAGCGGTCGGCGCTGTCCCAGATGATGCCGGCGAGATCGCTCTCGCGCATGAACACGGCATCGACGCGCAGTGCATCGGGCGCGGTGGTGACCAGCGAGGCGAGCATCGGGCGCGGAAAGTTGACGGTCCAGTAAAGCGGATCGAACCGCTGGATCCAATCGCTGTCCTGCCCGTTGCGCCGTGCGGCGAGCCAGAAGGCCATGATGAGGTGTTCCTGTCTGTCAAAGGTTGCCAAGCGCGCGGCGCACCGCGCTGGCGACCTGGCGGCTGGAGCGCTGCAGCGCTTGCGGCGCGCTGGTTCCCGGCGGTGCGGCAATGGTGATCGCCACCCGCACGTCGCGCGGGGCTTGCGGCAGTGCGGCTTCGACCCGCCCGGCACTGGTGGGCACGAACAATTCCGGCCCGCGCTCGCCGACGATGAAGGGGCGTTCGGGGGACACCGCCCCCCCGGTGGCGCGCCCGGGGAGGCCGGAAATCGCGCCGATCAGCGCGCCCAGCCCGCCGGAGCTGCCACCTGCCGGCTGCGGCGAGCCGATACCCGAGATGGCGCCGATCAGGCCGTCGATTCCGGAACTGCCCCCGCTGCCGCCCCCCGAAATCGAACCGAGGATCGAGCCGACCAGTCCGCCGATGCCCGACCCGGCACCGCTTCCGCCAGTCTGACCGCCGCCCAGCAGCGATCCGATCAGGCCGCCGAGGCCTCCGCCGCCCGACCCGCCCTGCGGCGCGCTGGCGAACAGCGAGCGGATTGCCTGGGCGGCGATCTGGTCGATCACGTTGAAGGCGATGCGCTTCAAGTCCTCGAAGCCGAGGCTGCCCTTGCGCAGCGCGCTGAGCAATCCGCGTTCCAGCACATCGCCGGCCTTGGCAAAGCCGTCCAGCAACTGGCCATCGAAACTGCCGCGCATGGCGGCGACATCCTGCGCAAAGCCCTGGGTATTGGCGCGCAGGTCGATCATCAGGGTATCGACCGGGTCAGTCATGGTCGCGCTCCATCAGGCGGTTGAGTTCGGTTCGGTCGAGCGGGCGGCCCGGCGCAGCCGTGGGCGGGGCCAGGATCGCGGCCAGTTCGGCAGGGGTGGCGTGCCAGAACTCGTCCGGCCGCCAGCCCAGCAGCCGCCCGGCCAGCCCGGCCAGACGCGCCGCGCCCGGACCGAACGACTGGCCGTGCGGGGGCTCGCTCATTGGACGGGCCCGGCCTCGCCCTGGAGGATCTGGGCAAGCAGGGTGCGCAGCGGCTTGCTGGCTTCGGCCAGGCCCAGCGCGATCACCGTCTGGCCCAGATCGTCACGGGTCACGCCATCGCGCGCTGCCAGGCAGTGCCAGAACAGCGCGACCAGTTCGGCCAGTCGCAGCTGACCCGCCGCCGCGCGCTCGACCAGCGCGAACAGCGGGCCAAGCTCTTCCTCGGCGGCGACCAGTGCGGCGAAGCTGGGGCGCAGCACCCGCGCTTCGCCCCTGATTGCCAGCACTGCTTCGCCCCGGTGGGGATTGGCGCCGCCGCTCACGCCGCAGGCACCGCGGTGATCGGGCCGGAGCTTTCCAGCTGCAGGGTGTAATTGCGCTCGCCGTTGAAATCGCCCGAATAGTCGAGCTTCTGGACCAGGAAGCTGCCGCGCAGCTTTTCCCCGTCCTCGAAGCTCAGTTCATAGCTGTCGAGCGTGCCGTTCATCGCGTTGGTGCGCAGCTGCGCCTCGGCGGCGCTGCCCAGGAAAATCCCGGCAGCGGTGACGGAGACCGAGCGCACCCCGGCACCGGAAAGGAGTTCGCGCCAGCCGGCGCTGTCCTTGCTGGTGACGACCACGCTGTCGCCGGTGATCGACATCTGCGTGGTGCGCAGGCCCGCAACAGTGCGGTAGACCGGCGGCTCGGCGCCGTCGGTGATCTTGAGCAGGAAGGCGCTGCCTTTCTGTGCGGTCATGGTCTTTCTCCTGGTTGGATGGGATCAGTCCGCCAGCAGGCGGAAGCGGTATTCGATCAGGATCGCGCGGGTGTTCCCGGCGCGCTGTTCGGCGCGGGCGCGCAGGAACTGGGCGTTCACCACCCGGAAGCCCGCTTGCGCGGCGGGCAGGGCGGCGATCCGCGCCTCGATTCCGGCGGTCAGCGCGGCGGCGCTGCCTGGCTGATCGCCCCGGCAGTGCAGTTCCAGCGCGATCCGGACTTCGCGGCCCACACGGTCCTTCACCGACCAGTCGGCGCTGGCGCTGGCGGCAATCGCCAGCCACGGCAGGGCGCTGCGCGAAGGGGCTTCCTCGACGATCGCGTTGAGCTGGCCGGACAGCGCCGGATCGGCGGCCAGCCAGCCAAGCAGCGCGGCGCGCAGGGCAATTTCCATTGTGGCTATCCTTTGCTGAACAGCGGCCAGAGCAGCGCCGCGCGGCGCCAGCGCTGGGCGGGATCGCGGCGTTCCAGCCGCAGCGTTTCGGCGCGGGCCGAGGCCAGCCGGAGGGCCTGGGCCTGGAGCCGGACCAGCAGGGCCGAGAAATCGGCGGAGGCGTCCTTCATGCCAGCCGCAGCCTGCGCCACGGACGCCACAGCGCGGCGACCGCTGCCGGGGGCAGGGCCGATTGCTGATCGCCCTCGCGCTGGCGGTACTGGTGCGCGGCCAGCCGCAGCACCCCGTGGCGCAGGGCTTCGGGCAGGGCGGCCCAATCCGGCGCGAGACCTGCGGTAAAGCGCACCGCCACGCGGCCCGCGATGCCCGGGCGCAGCACGCCGATCCGGCCAGAGCCATCGGCGTCCAGATCGATCCGGCAATCCCCGGCAGCCAGCGCGAAGCGCGGTCCGTCTGCCGGAATGCCCTGGACCGAGGTGATCGCCTGGACCGGCAGCGCGGTCAGCCGCGTCCATTCGGGCGTGGCCGGCAGCACTTCCTCGCAGACCTGCTGGAGCGGCATGGTGCCGGTGAAATCCTCGCACAGGTCGAGGGCCATGCGCAGCAGGGCACCAAGCTGCGCGTCGTCGGCCGGCACGGTGATGCCCAGCCAGTCCTTGAGCTCCGCCAGTGCGGCGGGGGCCAGCGCGGCGGGGGTGATGATAACCCGCTTCATGGCGGTCTCCGTGTCTGGGATGAATGGGGTGCGCCCGCGCCGCAGGGGAGGGTGCGGCGCGGGCGCGGGGGTGCGGCGCCGTGGGGCACCGCGAGCGGGCGGCAACGAGGGGCATCGCCGCCCGCGTCAGGCTCAGGTCGAGATCTTCAGCAGCTTGATCGCATCGCTATCCAGCACCTGCCCGCCGACGCGCTTGGTGGCGTAGAAGTTGACGAAGGGCTTGTTGGTGAAGGGATCGCGCAGGATCGTGGTCGCCTTGCGTTCGGCGATCAGGTAGCCGGCCTTGAAGTTGCCGAAGGCGATCGGCAGGGTGCCCGCCGCCACGTCCGGCATGTCCTCGGCTTCGATCACGGGATAGCCGAGCAGGCGCGCGGGCGCCCCTTCAAGCAGGCCCGGCTGCCACAGGAAGGTGCCGTCCGCCGCCTTGAACTTGCGCACGGTGGCGAGCGTCTTCGAATTCATCACGAAGACCGCGCCCTGGCGGTGCCCGGCCTTGAGCGAGTGGACCAGGTCGATCAGCTTGAGTTCCGGCGAGGCGTCGAAGGCCGAGGCATTGCCGCTGGCGAGGAACTGGAGCGTGCCGAACGGACGGACCGCATCACTGGTTGCGGCGGTCGGCGCGCTCAGGAAGCCGCGCGGCTGGTTGGTGCCGGTGCCGCTGACGAAGGCCGCCCCTTCGGCGCGGGCGAATTCCATCGCGATCTCGCTTGCCAGCCAGGCTTCGATGTCGAAATCGGCATCGTCGAGCATGGCCTGGCTCGCCGCCGGGTTGGCGTAAAGCTCGCCCATCGGCGGAGCGATCTCGTTGAACTTGGGCGTGGTGGTTTCGGGCCGCGCCGCGACCTCGCTGACCCAGCCCGAGGCGGAGCCGCCCGCGGTGACCAGCTTGCGATAGCCGGCGCTGCCGGTCTGGACGACCTGCGAAATCGCGCGGATCGGGCTGATCGTCTTGAGCTGCATCGAAATCAGCGCGTCGATCTCACGCGGGACGGCAAAGCCGCCATCGGCGGCCACAGCGCCGCTGACCGACTTCAGCTCGGCCTCGCGGCCATGGCGCAGGTAGCCGTTGACGAAGCCCTTCAGTTCCAGGCTGGGGGCAGCGCCGCCGCCGATGGCGGGGCGGGCGGCGGCGCGGCTGACGCGGTCGAGCCGCGACTTCACTTCATCGACGTCCGAACGCAGCGCGCCCAGCGCCTGCTCCGCCGCGTCCTGGCGGGCGACGAGATCGAACGAGGCATCGAGCGCCTGTTCGGGGAGGGTATTGTCCATGGATTTGGCCTTTCAAAGGAAGCGTCCCGCCACCGGCGGGACACCGTGAACTCCCCTCCCGCTGGCGGGAGGGGCTGGGGGAGGGAGTGTTGGGTGGCGGGAGGGGGGTCCGGTTGCCGCCTTGCGGCGGGTGTCAGGTGATGAGATGCACCCGCGCCCCGTGCTGCATCGGGTGGGTGACCAGGCTGACTTCGAACAGGTCGATCTCGGTCAGCTCGCGGCCAGCCGCATCGCGGGTAAAGCTGCGCGCGCGGTAGCCGAAGGACAGGCCGGTGACCGCGCCCCGCCGCAGCGCCGCCCCGGCGCCGCCATCGGGGTTGTCGATCCGGGCGATGACCCGCAGGCCGCGCGCGTCCTCGGCGGCGCTTTCGATCCAGCCGATCCGCTGGTCGGGGCGGTGCTGCCAGAACAGCGGCAGGGGTTCGCTGCGCTGGGCGAGGGTGCGGGTGAAAGCGCCGGGGCGGATCGTGTCGCGGCCCGCGTCGCGGCGGCCGAACAGGGCCGCATAGCCTGCAAGCCTCACTTCAGCAGCCCCGTCGCGCCCAGCTTCCAGGCCATGCCCATCAGCACCAGCGCGAGCGCCCCGCGCACCACCCAGGCGAGCACCGCCTTCCACGCGGCGGTCTTGGCATCGCGCCAGGCCTGGAGCAGCTCGCGCAGTTCCGAGAGGTCGGAATGGGCATCGGGATCGTCCAGTCCCATCCGGGCGAGCACCCGCTCGGCGCCCAGTTCGCTGGCTTCTTCCACGATCGCGCGCAGGGTCACCATGTCGCCCCCGGCATCGGCGGCCTGGGCGAGCAGGCGGGCCACCATCTCATCACGGTTCATGCTTTGTTCCTTGATTGGGCGGGCGGCAGGCCCAGCAGGGCACGCTTTTCCGCGTCGGAGAGGAAATCGGCGGCGGAAACCTGCGACCACAGCCGCTCGCGGTCCTCGGCCAGCGCGGGCACCCGGTCGAGGTCGATCGCGAGCCTGGCACCCGGGAACCAGGTCTCCAGCCCCTCGCCCAGGGCCGAGAGGATCTTGGCGGAAAGCGGCAGCAGGGTCAGCCGCCACAGCGCGCGGTTGGCCTCGCGGTAATTGGCATAGGTCGCGTCCCCCGGCAGGCCGAGCAGCATGGGCGGCACCCCGAAAGCGAGGGCAATGTCGCGCGCGGCGGCGGCCTTCAGCTCGGCAAAGTCCATGTCCGCAGGCGTCAGGCTGAGCGGCTGCCACTTGAGGCCGCCTTCCAGCAGCATCGGCCGCCCGGCATTGAACTGGCCGGAATAGGCCGAGGCGAGTTCGGCCTTGAGCCGGTCGAACTGCTCCGCTGTCAGCCCCGCGCCGTCGCCCGGATCATAGACCAGCGCGCCAGAGGGCCGCGCGGCGTTTTCCAGCAGCAGGCGGTTCCACTGTCCGGCGGCGTTGTGGGTGGCGACCGCCTGGTCGGCGGCGGCAAGGCAGCCCGCGCCGTAATGGTCGTCGCCGGGGTGGAAGTGGCGGATGTGGATCAGGCTTGGGCTGGCGTCCTGGTCCTCTGCCGGAATGGTCAGGCTGCGTTCGCCCACGCGGTAGGCATAGGCGGCCGGCCAGCCGTCCTCTCCGGCGACCACGCTGACCCGTTCGGGGCGCAGCGCGAACAGCTCCACCGGCTGGCCCGCGCCGTCCTTGACGATCTGGACATAGGCATTGCCGTGCAGCAGCAGCTGGCTCGCCAGCGTTTCCAGCAGCGACTGGCCCGCGCTGGTCGCGGTGACGAGCTGGGTGAGCGCCGGGTCGGCGGGCAGCAGCGGCGCGCCGCCGATCCCTTCGGCCACCAGCCGCACCGCGCGCTGGGCGACCGGGTTGTCGACATAGGCGCGCTTGACGGACGAGGTGTATTCGAATGGCGCGCGGCCACCCCCACCATCGGCGAAGAACCACGGCGAAGTATAGGCCCGCGCCAGCGGCACGCGGGCGCCCCCGCCCTTGAAGGCGGCGGCGATGGTCTGGAGGAAGGACATGAGGGGCCTTTCTTGAACGTCCCGCCCGCAAGGGCGGGTAAAATATGAGCGCACCGGCGGCCCGGTGCGGCGTTCAGCTCAGCCACACCCTCGGTGCAGCCTGCCGTCCCAGCATCAGTTCGGTCAGCGCCCAGATGAGGGCATCGGCGCGGTCCGGGCTGCGGCCGGGGCCTGCGTAGGCGCCGCCCGCCAGCAGCCCGCAGAGCTGGTCTTCCAGCGCCGGGAACTGCCCGGCGTGGCGCACTCGGCCCGCCTCGTAGAGCGCGGCGACCGGTTCGGCGCGGGCCGTCTTGCCCCGGCTGGCGTGGACCAGCCGCACCGGCAGGGAGAGATCGGCGGCGCGCAGCACGCTTTCGACCATCGCCCCGCCCTGGTTCGCTTCGGCCACGACGCGGTCGGCCTGCCAGCCTTGAGCGGTGCGGGAAACCGCGCGCGCCCAGCGTTCCGGGCTGGCCTTTTCCACGCTGGCATCGGCCAGCACATGGGCCGTTCCATCTTCGCCAAGGGCACAGACCACGATCCCGCAGGCGTCACCCTGGGCCGAGGCGGGGGGAT